CAAGGTTTTATGCTTAGTTGTTGGAAACACTGTTTTGCTTCGACGATGTTACATGATGATCTCACTAGTTCTATTCAAAAGATACATAGTGAGGCCAGAGATCTACCGTTATGGTGTTCTGTGGATTATGAGTCAGCTACAGATTTGTTAAGAAAGGATGCGTCACTTAAAGCCTTTTCAGGTCTACGTGACTCTCCCTACTTCTATCTCGGCTATTCCTCTCTACTCCGTGGCATTGCTCATTATCCTGATGGATCTTCCGTCAGAATAGTTGAGGGTCAGTTAATGGGTCATCCTCTGTCTTTTCCACTGCTTTGTTTAATCAACTTAGCAGTTTATTGGACAGCTATTGACCGTTGGGTTGAAGATGTCTCTCTTAAAGAAAGGAGAGACACAATTCGTTTGGCGGAAATTATGCGTCAAAATGTACTTGTCAATGGTGATGATATGCTTTTTAAGTGTACCAAAACCTTTCATGATAAGTACTTTCTACCCTGTTGCGAAGATGCCGGTTTCAAGATCAGTGTTGGAAAACACTATCTATCTCCCTATTTTTGCATGATGAATTCTCAAACCTTCATTGAACGCTCTGTTAAGGGTGTTCGAAGTATGGTTAAAAGAACTTATCTTTCTCAAAAGGTTATCACCGGTATCTCGCTTAAGGGTGGAGAATCCGACTCTACTCCTCTTTTGGCCGCTCGCGACCTTAATAGGATGGTTCTAAACTTGCCTTGGTCCGCTTGTTGCGTTCCTCAGTGTTTGTCTAGATTTAAGAATCGTTGTTTTGGAAAATATTTCCGTCCTTGTTGGTATCTGCCAAGTCACCTTGGTGGCTTTGGTTTAGATCCTTCATTTGCGCCTGAAGATTGGGTTAAAAACCTATCTCGAACGCAAAGACGAATGGCTTCCCAGTTTGTTTCGAGCCCTGAGTTACAGCTGTTTTCTCGTGAAGGATTTTCAGTTCCTCTCGCGAAATTTGCTGGTACGGTCTTGAATCCCAGACTGGTGATTGGAGAGTATGTTCCCCGTGATTTTGAAGAGTTATTCGATGAAGATCCTTGGGTCGCACGTATTGCTTATGCATTCCGTGCCACCGGACAGGTTCAAACAGGAAATTCCTGTTCTAATTATGCACCAAAATTTATAAAAACAAAATTTGGTCATCAACTTCATCCTATGTCTCTCCGTGGTATTTGTGATTATTGGAATGCCCGATGTTTCACTACTAAGAAATCACCTTGCCCTCCTCTCGCCCCGATCTTTCCTTATAAAGGTCGATCTGACCGAGTCCTATATCGTCATACTTATCCAGTGATGCATAAGGGATCTTATGGTCTAATTCATTATGAATATAAGGCCGTAGATGTACATGCAACAACACCTCCAATAGGTGTGGATGAGTTTTACGCTGTGGCTGGATTGTAGATTGAAGGGGTCGACCCGAGCATGTCGTAAAACTGCCCATTGGGTTTCTATCAGTAATAGTCCAAAACGTTTTCTCTACCTTCTCTGGTAAAGATGTAAAGAATTACGTGCTAAATGTCACTATGTGGCTAAATGCCGAGAGACTACACGGAACTCCCGATTGGTTTCATACTTTTCGGTTTGATAGAGATGAATAGTCCCGCTATGGTTTGCGGAATCCAATACCAAACCAATGCCTCACAAGTCCCGAAATGCCAAAATGGCTAGACCAAAGTCCACGGTACCTACGAGTACTGATACGATCGGTCCCTTATCTAGGTTCTTCAAATTAGCAAAGAACCCAAAATTGTCCACGTTCTTTCCTTCTGGAGCTTCTGCTCGCGGTCGGAGAGGTCGTGTTGAAGTGGAAGATGAGTATATTGCTGATATTGCTGGTAGTACTACCTTTGCAACTACGCAATTTTCTCTTAATCCTGGTCAGGCTTCTACCTTTCCTTGGCTCTCGCAAGAGGCCAAACTTTTTGAAAAGTACCGAATCCTCGGTCTCGAGTTCTATTACCGCCCTCAGGTCAGCGCTTATGCGACTAATGGCCAGACTGGCAAGGTGATGTTGAGCTTCGATTATGACGCAAGTGATCCGGCGCCTGCCACCAAGCAACAAGTAGAGGATACACATCCTCATGCGGACGGAATGCCGTATGAGACTGTGTTATTGTCAGTTGATCCTAAAGAAACAACTAAGCAAGACTCTTACTTTGTACGA